GCATTAAAGTATTCAGGATTATCAAAACTTTGTGACCATGTATCTCTAAGAAACTCATAGAAGCTACCTATTTTATAAGATACATTACCTGTAGTAATACCTTCAGCTAATTTACTAAAGGCATCATCAAATGTAACTAATTCATCTTTCTTATTCAATGTCGTCTCGCTCCGCAACTAATCTTCGCAATCTATTTGCAACTTTTGTTATTACGTCTGGATCTGTAATTTCTTCTACTAATACACTTAGAACATCTTGTACAAACTGTAAGTTTACCATACCTTCCATGGTTTTTCTTTCACCTTGTATACCAATATCCATAGCTTTAACTGCTTCAAAAGCTCTTTCAAAATCTAAAAATTCTAGTTCAGATTCAGCTTTCTTTCTCATCTTTTCATAAGAATCTAGATGTTCATTTTGTAGTCTAGCTATTCTTTGACTTTGTTTCTCTTTAACTATCTCTTTTGCTTTCGTTGTCATAGAAGCATTTTCACTTTTCCAATCATACTTTTTCGCCCAAGCATATATAGTTGGAGCTTTTAACTCAAGATCAAACTCTTGATTTACAATTGTAGCTATTTGTTCTCCTGTTTTATTATCTAAAAATAATTCAAGAGCAGCTAGTTTTACTTCTTCAGGATAGTTTTTAGGCATTATTTACCCTCCCATTTAGAACCAAAGGAATAATTTGTATAACCTTGATCACCACTTTGTGATTCTATACTACCACCTATTGCAGATCCACCTTGTAAAAATTTACTCATGTCAACTCTACCTGTTTTATTAGATGCAGCATTGAAACATTCTGGAACTTTATGTTTTAAGTTACCAGTTCCTGTGATCGTTTTAAATCTTATACCTATTTCTTTCTTGTTACATACACCTTTCCAAGATTCATCTTTAGTACCTAGAGGTTCGTAGTTAGGATTTTCTAATATAGTTCCTATCTTTCTACTTGCTCCCTCTGGTGATTCGTTATGTATACAAGCATAATAATCACACCAAACTACTTTGGCGTACTTCTTCTTGAACTCTTGAGCAGTCATTTTTTTCTTCTTACCTCTTTCGGTAGGAAGACTATCTACTG